AGTCCGCTTGTTGAGTTGTCGAAGGTTACTGTTGAGGCTGTGCCATCGAAACCAACAACCGCCTCGGCTGTTTCAGCTGCGGCCTCTGCTCTCTCTCGGTCTGACTCTGTCTGTGATACCGCTGCATCCACTTCCCTCTTAACTGTGAGATAGTCCGCCATATATACACTCGAAGCGCTGGAACTCTCGCTGATGGTATCAGACACACACTCAATGATGAAACTGTATGTGCTCTTCCTCGTCTCGTCCCAATCAAACTTCAAGTCGCACACAATGTTGCCACCATGCTGAAGCTCAGAACCGACAATGTCATAATAATAATCGTTCGTGTCAACCGATACAGTACCGATTACAGAAGTTCCGTCTGGTCTTCTGAATACTATCTCTGGAATGTTGGTTGAGTCAAAGTAAGCCTCGCCATTGTTAAACACCTTAATTACAAGCCTTATTCCAGAGTCGCCCTGCTTCAGCCTTATGCCAGTATCAACTGCTCTTGTGTCCTGCATATTAACCGCTAAGCTGTATTTTATTCTGTTCATACTACTGCCCCCGTGATTAAAAATGATCCGTTAATGTTTGCTACTGCCACCGTGTCTCCAATAGCCGGTGTGTAACTGCTCAGCCTCTTGTATGGCTTCTGTGATGCCGTTGTCTCTCCGTAGAACTTCAGGAACACACCTGCGTCAGTGACCGAAGTCACCTGTGCAAGTCTTGTTGCCTGTATGTCCTGCTGTCCTGCCTTGGATATGGTCTTTAGTAAGTCATTGCTTGTCATACTCCCACCACCTTCTTTACAACATGCTCCATCTCTCCGCCCGGCTGTAAGTCCATAGACCAAGAAGCTTCTATGTACTTGCCGTGGATGTCATACAGAGGAACATCCAGCAATATACAGTTCTTGTATCCGTGCCCTGGCATATTCAGAGTCTTGAACGTGATCGTCTCTGTCTTTGCCATAGCATCGAATGCAGCCTTTGCAGTGAGTGTATCAAGGTCGCCCTGTGTCGCTATGTCCTTAACACTCTCGCAGGAAGTAATTACCCTTCCTCTTGCAGTAGTGCTGTATGGGTTGGACGCATCAGTTATCGTGTATGTGCTGATGAGGTATGCCGCATCCGTGTCCTCTGTGTATCTGATGAACTTGTTCGGGATGTCGAAAGCATCCGTCTCAACCTCTATGCCATCAAGAATTACAGAGTTGTTGTCCGCTGAATATATGCGCTCCACTGGCCGAAGTGTCGGCTCTGTGTATGCACTTATTATTCCTGCTCCGTACTCGTCAAAGTGAAGCGGGTTATAACTTATTGCTTCCAGAAGCTCATTGATTATGCTCAACTTACTTGTGCCGATTTCCCACTCTTTGTCAACTGCTGTGCTCTTCGTGGATGCTGTGACCGACATATTCGAGTACATCGTTCCGCAGATCTGCGCCGCAGCTGAAGTATACGGAGTGTTTGCCGTGATAAAAGTACGACTTTCCGCAAGATTATCATACGCAACCTTGCCCCTGTCATAGCCTTCAAAAGCGATCACTCCGGCTGAGTCCTGATAAGTGATGGTCGGGTTAATCATGAATCTGCCAAGAGGCCAGCGCACAACATCGTTCATGTATTCAAGGCACATCCAAGGAATGATCCTTGCGTCAATGTCTGATGCCCTCAGCAAGTCGCACTGTTTAGCATTGCCCTTCAACGTGCGCATTACTTCGGCTTCTGAGTCGAACTCTAAGGAAGCATTTGTAATTGTGATTTTACCAAGTGTGTTGTCGTGAGTGTCAGCAAGTGTGAACTCATAGAAAACACTTCTGGAAGAAGAAGACAGAGCCTTTAACAGCTCTGCCTCCGTAAATAGTCCTGTCGCTATGTTCATTCGCTTAACCTCGTCAGCTGAATTGTTACAAGTCTTCCACCAGAAACATAAGAGCCTCTGTCGGAAACTGTAAGGTCAGCATAGAATGCCTCGCCTGTTGTTCTGAAGTAAACCGATGTGCCACTCAGCATAAGGTCCATAAGACCATTGTAATCATCATCGTAGACGAAGCAGGTGAACTGCCTTGTGCTGATGATGTAGTCCATCTGCTCCTTAATTGGATACCTTCTGCCGATTACCTGCGCAAATGTCTTGCTCTGGTTGTCAGCTCTTGTGATGTCAAACTTCTCATCGTCAGTGATGTTGATGTGGTAGTAGTTCGCGTAGTCCCTTGTGTCGTGGATTATGCAACCGTCAGCTTTGATTCGTGCAGTAGCCGTTTCTGATACTGCCAGTTTGCTGTTACTGTCGAGAGCCATAAGGCTGTAATGGTATGCCTTGTTGAGTTCTCCGCTGTAGTCCTTAATAGGTGTTCCAGAGAAGCTTCCAAGGTTGATCGCATTGCTTCCGTCTTCGTCAGTTCGCAAGACAGTTACTGTGGTTCCTGTCGGGATGTCTCCGCTTATCTCTACCGCATAATCTGCATTGACTGGTGCGTTGACATATTCGGGTGCTGTCGGCTCTGTGTAGCTGAGAATGAAGGCTCTCGATGTGTAATCAGTGTAATATCCGTAAGTGTTTATCACTCGCACCTTAACGTAGTATGTTCCGTTCGGAAGTACGCCAGGATAAGTGTATGTCCTCACCGAACTACCGCTTACAAGTCCGCTATCGTGCAACAGTTCGTCATCCCGATAGAACTGCACCTGATAGCAGTCCTGCGATGATACTGTCCAAGTGACTACTGGCTTGGCTGTGTCTGTGGTTACAGAACTGATTACTGGTGCACCCGTTGAGCCTGCTGCAATGAAATATGCATATGATGACGTAGTCGCTTGAGCTGTTGATGATACAGTTCGCACACTCCATCTTATAGTTTCCCCTGCTGGGAATATATCAGCAGGAACTGTGTGGTAATGTGCCGTGGTGCCTTCAAATGTTCCGTAATGTCCTGTTCCGCCGTTCCACGATATTTTATATGACTGCTGAGTAGGAACAAAGCCGAAGCTCGACTCTTCACTTGAATAATCCCACGATAGTATTGATTCAGCGCTGGAATTTACAGAGATGTTTCCCTTGGGATAAGTGAGTTCAACCATTTCATCCGGGAATCTATACCGATAACTCAGTTTTATGCTGCTTTTAGAAACTGATTTATACTTTCTATAGTTTTGAGTACCAAAAATTGATACTCGCAAATAATATTCTGTATCACTTGCCATCGCAGTATCAGAAATGCACTGAATAGCAGATACTCCGTCAGGCCATCCCGATTGGCTACTATTATTAACTGTATCTGTATTAAGGTCGTATGTGATTGTTTTGTTAGTAGTGTCAATTACAGCATTGCCATATCTTGAGTATTTTGTTGATTTGCAAGTCCAGTTCTTATTCCAAGCCTGGTTATATGTCAATGACCCTGTTGGCACTTGGTCAGCCGTTACAACGCTATACTGAACAACCGGGTTAGCCTTTTCGCCCCCTGAATCCGATGAAGCATACGGAAACGTTACAGCCATATTAAAAACACACAACTTCTTAATATTGTTAGGGATTTTGTAAAATGCTATTGTGACATATTCGTAATAAAACCAGCCATGCTCAACTTCATGTTCTGGTGAAAAACCAATATAACAATAATCACTCCCATGATAACTGGTTGATTTATTCTTATCAGTTACATACGTTACATAATCTGGTGAAGCTGAGTATGTATGTAAAGCATTAGCCATATTAGTACCCTCCACATCCTACAGCACCAGTCAGACCTTCAACCGCACTCACGACCGCACTGACTGACTTCATCTTTGACAAGTCGCAGTTCATACTAATATTGTAAGTGTTGCCCATCTTCTGTGATGTCTCGTAGTTGTTATAAATCCTGCTTCCCTGCGGAACTGCCACAAGCTCTGGTCCGTCTTCACCGACCATCGTAAGACCGCCACGCCAAGAAGAAGCACCAGTTGCGTTGTGTCCTAACTGCCCCATCGTCTGACTTGCGTCAAGGCTTACTGTCTTGCCCTCGAATGCCTGGAAGAAGTTCGCAATGGCTTCTGTCAGAGCCTTCAGCGCATCAACGCAAACATTGACAATGTCCTGAATCCAAGCACCAAGACCACCAGCGCCCTCTATCGAATCTGCAAGTGCCCCGATTGCCTGTCCAATCGCATATCCTGCCGCTACTGCCGCCGCTGCGATTGCAACAAAAATAGCAATCTCTCCAACGAAAACAGCCGCTTCAGCTGCCGCCGCTGACGCTGAAAGTCCTGCCGCCTGGAATCCGATTGCCAACATCGCAAGACCAGCCACCGCAGGAGCCGCCTTACTTGCCACAGTTCCAATGGCTACAAGCACAGTCCGAAGCGTTGGATCTAATTCGTTGAACGCATCAACAAGCGGAAGAATTGCTTCTGCTGCCATCGCTCCAAGCTGATTCTGTGCCGCCTCAGTCTTTGCCTTTGCTTCATCCATCGCATCGTTTAGGGCCTGCAATGACTGTGCAGCTTCACCGCCCACAATAGCACCACACGCCTGTGCCTCTGCATTGAACTTCTCGTACGCAGCAGAACCTCCGTCTATTGCTCCTGCCAGTTCATCCGCACCCTTGCCAAATATCTTCATAGCATCTGCATCTCGTTCCGTTTCGTTGCTTACATTCTGAAGTGCATCGAACACATCATACATAACATCAGCCGCATCTCGTAACGTGCCGTCACCATTCTGATATTCAACATTTAATTGCTTAAATGCGTTTTTCGCTTCATTAGATCCGCTTGCAGCATCGCCCATCTTCTTCTTGAGTTTTGACATTGCCCCAGCCATTGATTCAGCTGATACATCAACGATGTCAGACATGTATGTCCAAGTCTGCACCATTTCAGTTGATGCGCCCGACTGGTTCGACATCGTGTTAACTTCATCAATGTACTTAGCAGCACCGGTTGCCGCCTCAATGAATGCTCCACCGATTGCCGCTATGGAAGTAACAACCGCCGCAGCAATTGCCGCATAGGACTGCAATGCACCTGCACCAGTTCCAAGCTGATTGTTCAGCCTCTGCAACTGTGTTTCCTCGTTCATCATCGCAACACGCGCCTGATCAATCTTGCTTGTGTCCGCATGAGCGTCAAGCAATGCCTTGTACTTGGCTGTTGCCGCTTCGACTTTTGCTTTCTGTATTTCGATTTTCTGTGCAAGATACTCTTCCTTGACCGCCGCCTGCTGCGCCTTGGTTGCGTTGTTCCCAAGCTCTGCATTTGCCTTCTGGAAGGAAGCTTCCAACACTTTTAACTTACTGTTGCATTCCGCAATAGAACCGCTGAAGCCTGAGTAATCAAGTCCCAGCGTTATGGTTTTTGTAAACTGTTTTGCCATTACATCCACCCCGGTATTGAGCGCATAGAGGTTATCTCTTCCTGCGCTGGTCTTATCTGTTTCGTGGTTCCCGATATTTCCTTGTAGTAGGTATTCAGGATCCAGTTAATCTTCTTGTATGAACTGTGCCAAAAATTTGACTCAGACATCTGTAACTTGATAACGCATAAGTAATATGCGAGGTCTATGCCGAAGTCGACTGAGTCACAGCTTTGGCTGTTATCTGAGCCATCATTTTTTTTGCGACTTCCTTCTTGTCATCATCGAGCGAATCCATTACTGAATCAAAATACATGTTCATAATGTCGCCGTATGACGAAGGTGGCAACTGTATAGCCAGAGCATTGGCTTCCTCTTCTGTTATGTGGTCCTCGTCAGCTCCTGCGTTGATGCCGGAGAGAAGTATCATGCTCACCATCTTTGCAGGTGGGATTTCGTTAACGTTTCCCTTGCACTTCACGAACTGCTCTTGCAGGTTGGCAAGGCATAACATATTAAAGTAAACAACATAAGTCTTATCCGTAAGCTCAATAGCAAGTGTTTCTACTGGCTTAACGTGAATAGTTTTGCTCATCATTCCTCCATACACGAAAAAGGGAAGGACCGAAGTCCCTCCCCAAAAGTATTAAAGTATTAAATTGTGGGATTAAGGTACAGCATTGAACCAAGTTGAAGCACCTGTGAAGTCGTCATTGTTTGCGTCTGCAAACTTCTCAAAGAGATTGTCTGAGAGTCTCTCAACGAACTCGATGCTGATGGTATCTGTACTGTAAGTGATGTTGTCCTGAGACTGTGTAACATCCTCAGTAATAGGCTGAGGTCTGCCCTTCAGGAGCCATACATACTCGCTCTTGCCTGTGGTCTGCTCAACCTCATAGCCGAATGCAATGTAGTTAGGAACCTTTGAAGATACAGACATAACGCCTGATGTAACATCGTAGTTGTAAATGTCTGCAAGTGTCTCAATCGGAATCTTGGTTGCCTTGTAAGAAACTGTAAGACCAGTAAGCTTAACAGATGCATCCACCTTGCTACCGTTTCCGTAAAGGTTGCCAGTAGCGACAGCGGGAGTAACTGTTACCTGCTGAGCCTCTCCAAATGTCTTAACAGAACCATAAGTTGTTCCTGTTGATGCGTCAGCTGTGAGCAGTGCATATACAGGATGCTTAATGTTAATCTTGTAAGACTGTGCTGTGGTATTCGTCATTGGCATTGTCTTGCCCTCCTACTTTTCAATTCTTAGTGAAGCCATCCACAGTGAGCCGCTTTCCTGCCATGTGTAATCCGGCTGAGATACGGCTATATGGTTAGCCGCAAGTATAGGCCATAATGTGTGCACTGCCGTGATTGCTTCGCCTTTAGTGCCGAAATAAAGATATACAGTCATGCTGTCCGTCATATTCTGAGGCTGTCCGTTCGCAACCAGCGCAGAAGTCATCCAAGGCTCAACACCGAAGGTTCCATCCATAACGGCTTCACCCTCTGCAATGTACGGAATGTTAAGACCATTCTTTATTATTGTTATAAGCTCGTCCATTACTTACCTCCAAGCATCGCATCAATTGCCTTGTCAATTATTGCTTCCACATCAGCTTCAGATGCGCTCTCTGCCTTATCTACGAAGTGATTACCTGGCACTTTGTTACCGCTTCTCCAATGGATAAAACCATCATTGGCGAGATGCCACAGCGATGCCCTTCCCTTTGCCCCCTTCACAACAAGATACAGCTGACCGCTCTGCCTTGATTTCTTTACAGAAACCCTTGCGCCGTCTCCAACTCCATCCCATTTACCAGTTTTGCAAAAGGCTGAACAGTTCCGCTTGTAAACATTTCCGCAGTCTTTCAATGCCTTGCGCGCGTCCTTGTCAGCCAACATCTCAATCTTGCTGATTTCCGTTGTCATGCCTGTTATGGCATCAGAATAATCGAAGCCTGTCATTGTACTGTTAACTCCATCTCGAAGCGGTTCTTCTCATACGTTCTGATAATCTTGCAGAGCTTGTTGTTGTACCGAACGTGCGTTGCGTGTTGTCCGCCCTGATCAGCAAGATAATACTCAGCCGGGTTTATCACGAAAATGTGACTTACAGTAAGTCCTACACCATAAGCAGCATAGAACTCTGTCCTGCCAAGGCTCTTGCGCTTTGCCATGACCTCAACTGTCTTTTCTGCAATTGTCGTGCCACTCTTGTACTGAGTCACAAGCTCAATAACCTCATTCCGCATCTTCTTCCGCCTCTTCTGTTTCTGTGTTGTAAGCCGTGCTCTTCCTGAGGTTGTCAAGCTGAGATTTCCACGACTTTTCAAATCTTTCTGCCTCGGATCCATCGCTGAACTCTTTCTGGCAGTATGTCTTTATTGCCTTAGTGATTAGGGCATCTGTGTTACTGGTTGCCTTTGATGAAGCAACACCAGAGCGGATAAGCTCCGCCCTGGCTGCCGCAATATTGTCTTCAATATCGTCATCAAATGCGTCAGTAGTTAACCCTAATGCAAGCTTTACTTTATCAAGCATTGGGTCTCACCTCCGTCAACTATGAGATAGCTGCGTAAGCAAATGCCTCAGCATCTACAACGTTACCATCGCAAAGAGCCATAGCACGATATACAGTAGAACCGCTTCTGAATGCTACAGACTGGTCAGATGTAATGTCGATGCCCTCGCCATAGTTGAATACATAACCCTTGTTGAGTGAGCCGAAGAAGATATGCTCTGTAGCTGCCTGCTCAGAGTCAACCTTTGCCTTTGCAGCAGGCTCAAGGATAACCTTGTGTCCAAGAAGTCTGTAATCAAGGCCGTTCATTACTACAACGCCGTTGCTGTCGTTTGCAAGAGGAACGATTGTGCTGAAGAATACGTTAGCTGTCATAATCCATACAGCGTCTCCGTGGTATGCTGTGCCAACCTTAGCCATGAACTCAGCAAGCTTCTTAACTGTTGCAGAAGAGATTGCTGATGATGCTGTACAAGTTGTTGTGATACCAGTAGGCTCTGTTCCACCTGCTCCATTAAGAACTGCTGCACAGATAGCAGCCTGCATCTTCTCAACGAGCTTGTCTACAAGCCATGTCTGGAATGCAGGAATGCTCATTGCCTGGATGTCTGCTGTAATCTCAACTGTCTTGATAAGCTTCTTAGCTGTAAGGCTGATAGAGTCAACTTCATCAGCTGAATCAACTGAATCTGCGCCGATTGCCTTCCAAGATGCATCGTTTACTGTCTTTGCTACAGGAATCTGAACGTATCCAGGAATATGAAGTGCGTTGAGCTCGCCGATGAGCTGGTTCTCTGAAAGCTTACCGTAAATACGGTTAAGTGTCTCAGTAGGGATGATGTCAGCTGCATCAGTAAGTGCTGTTCTCTCCTCGATGTCGAGTGTCTTGCCCATAAGTCTCTTAAGATATGCGTCTCTGTACTCTACAGAGTCAACTGCAAATGTTCTTTCCATTGCCTTTACCTCACTTTTCTCGATTGTCTTTGTCTCGGTCTCACCCATCTTGATGGACTCTGCTGTTGCTTTGCGCTCTTCTAACTTCTCAAGCTCTGCCTTGCGCTCAAGCAGTGCCTTCTTTTCCTCGGTCGCCTTCTCTACTGCCTCGACCTCTGTCATCTCTCTGACTTCGGTCTCAAGCTCTGCGAGTCTCTCGACAACCTGTGCGAGTGTCATGTTTTCCATGTCACACCTCCAAAAAATCAAACTTTGCTTTTGCCAACTGTAATTCCTTCTCTCGCTCCAGTCGCTCCGCTTTCTCTGCTTCAATCACTCCGTTGAAGTAGTCACGAGCCGATACAGTTGCTATATCTGTTCCGGGGTTAGCTGGGATACTAACTGCGGAAACATCAAACACCTTCCCAATTCGATGTATGATTCGTGTGTGTGTCTTCCTGTCATACTCATCCTCAGCGACAGTAAATGCGAAGCTCATCTGGTCGATAAGACCGCTCCTGATTGCTTCGTAAAGGTCTCTTGCCTGCTGTGTGCTTGACAGGTCTGCCTCTGTCAGAAGTCCGTGGTCGTCTGTTGCGACCTTAAGTGTTCCGTTCTTCTGCCTTGCATATACCATTCCTTCGTGGTTATACAGGAAGATGACATCTGACATATCTGCCTCGTCAAATGCCCTCGCATCTATCTGCTCAGAGTAGTCAACTCCGTCCTGGCTAAAAAGTACATAAGGCTCAAAGGTTGAAGCATAACCCTTGACCTTGTAATCTCTCTCTTCTGCTTCGTCAGTAATCGCTACTGTGAAGCTTCTGTATTCTCTATTCTTGCTGATCATTTTCGTTTTCCTCCGTATCATTCTGTGGAATACCAACTTCAGCCGTGTCGAGTCTTCTTATTGGCTCGTCTCCGCCATCTACAGGCGCAAGGTTGAAAAGCATTCTCCACTCATTCGGTGTGAGTGCTCCACGGTCAACAAGGGCAACCATTGCGAGCTTTGTGTTGTTGGATGCGTACTGCATTCTGTTTGACTCGTATGTCACGCCATTGCCAAAGCTTCTCTGTCTATCGTTAAAGCACTTCCTTGACAGCTCAATGCTGAGTGCCACGAGGAAAGGCTCGACCCTTGCCTCATAGAAGGCATCTAACTGCTGTTCTGTATAGTTGCTCATCACAATTGCATCAGATATACCGAAGTATCTGTACACGTTCTCCCTGAGTTCCTTGGAAGTCTCCCAAGAGGTTACTGTTGGGCTCATCGTGATGGGTGTGAACTCCTGCGTTGCGTCAAGTGCTGCAATACCGCCGGAATTGTTTAAGCTCATGTATTCCTGCACGAACTGGTCCTTGCTTGCCTTCACATCCTCAGGCGAAAGCATTGCCTTTGTGCTCTTAAGGATTCCTCGAAGGTTTGCGGTTGCCTTAATTGCGTTTGCCACACCTTGATCTGTTGTGTGAATCAGATCCAGCAAGGGAAGTATTGCACTGTTATCGTCTCCGGCAATGTCTCCGTAACAGTAATCCTTACGAAGCACCGCCAAATCATCCCAAGGAAGCACCAGCTCAGTTACTGCAAGACCATCGAAGTGAAACTTAATGTAAAGTCCGTTTCCTGCTTCCAGAGCTTCAAACCATGAGTACGGCACTGGATAAAGACCAATTACCTTGTTCAAGGGGTTGCGCTCTATGAAGATGAATGCTGTGTTCTTGAGCTCAAGTAATGTCCTTGTCTTGTACAGGAAGTCCTTACCATTCATGTACATATTGGGCGACTCATTCAGCATCTTCTCAAAGTCTTTATCCTTGCATACCGCATTGGCCTTGCTTGTGTGCTCTGCCAGAGGTCTCACGCAGGACCTAACGAGTGCGCTTTTGTACATATCCGCGCCGAACGGTGCGAATGTCGCTGTGTACTGTCCAAGTTCTTTGTACCGTGCCATGTTGAAGGCCTTGCGGACCCTTCCGAATAGATTGCTAATAATTCCCATTGTCTTTTACCTCAAGTAAGCTAAATACTCGTCGTAGTGCTTCGTGTATCCCACCCAAGCATTGAGCAGTGATACCATTCCGTCGATACGGCGGTTCTGCTGTATCTTGACCGGCTGTATTGTTTCAATTCCATCTGCATTGGTGGACTTCTTCGCTGTGTTCAGCAAACACCACCGCAGCATTGGATTGTTGTTATACACAACTCTGTGTTCTGAGAAGGCTGCACCCATCAGCTTCATAGGTTGAGACCAGGTAAACGGTCCCTGTGCGGTCTTCTCCATCTCAAAGCCATAAGCCTCCATCTCTGGAACCCAATAGCCTGATAATGCTCGGTCATAACATACCCACAGCGGTCTGATGTCATACTTAGTTACCATCTCTGTAAACCACTTGGTAACATTCGAGTAATTGACCTGCGCGCCTTCGTTAATCTCAAGCCATCCCTTCTCCGCCCAAAGCTTATAAGGTGCTTCCTTGCTCTGTGTGTTCTCCAGAGCGTCAACCCTTGCCTGTGGCAGGAAGTATTTCTGTAATACATAAATCTTCGTGTCGCCTGGCTTCTGGATGAGAAGTGTCGCACACGTTAAGTCGGTTGTTGCTGATAAATCACAGCCACCGATTGCATAAGAGTGACTTATGTACTCAATATCAATAAGCTCTTCATTCATGGCAGCATCGAGAGGCATCCAAGCAGTTACCTCGTTCTGCTTCATGTCGAAGTCTTTTACAAGCAACGTGGGAAGGTAAGAAGCATCGTTTCTCGCCCTCTCCACATCGTCTGCAAGCTGAACGTATGACTTTATCGTGCCGAGTCCGGGGTTAGCCTTCATCCAGCATTTAGGGTCCTGCCATTCATCTACTGCATCGAGCTTGTAGATTACTGGAAACATTCTGTCATCCTTGACAGTCCCTAAAGCCACATCTGCCGCATAGTCGTGAAGGTTGTCATACAGTCCCTCTCTGCGGAATCCGGAAGTAGTGATACATCCAATCAAAGGCTGCTTCCTTGCCTTCATGCCCTGTCGAAGAACGTCATACATATTTCTGTCCTTCTGCTCATGTATCTCATCCAGCGCGGCAAAGTGTATATTCAATCCATCAAGGGATTTACTCTCATTGGGCAACGGCTTCATAATCGAGCGAGTCATCTTGAAGCTCAAGCCTTCTCTTGTGCTCTTAATCAAGGCACGAAGGTCCTCGTTCTGGTCAACGATATTCTTTGCTACGTTGTAGATGATCTTCGCCTGATCGAGTTTTGTTGCCGCCGAGTAAACCTCCGCTCCTTGCTCTCCATCAGCTGCCATCATGTAGACGGCTATGCATCCACTCAGGAAGCTCTTGCCATGCTTCCTCGCAACCTCGAAGAAATACTCTCTGAACCTTCTGCGGTTCGTGTCCTTCTCAAGCCATCCAAACAGGCACTGTATAAATGCCTTCTGGAATAACTCAAGCTTTACAAGTTCTCCTGCGTGGTCGCCTTGGTAGTGCTTGCAGAAGCCTTCTATGAAATCAATCGCATACTGCCCTGTTTCCTCTGAAAACCAAAAAGGAAACGAATCGTCTTTACAATCCATTTCCTTCACCATTCTTCTGTATATGCTTTTGATTTCCTTACAAGCCACAACCTCACCCTTCTGAAGTTGTCTGTTGTATTCCTTAACGTAATTCAATCGGCTTGCCTCCGGCTACCAGCTTAGCAAGATTCTCACCGGCTTTTGCTATGCCATCGCTCTTCTGATCAGGAAGCATCTTGTCCAGCTTCTCCAGTATTGATAGCATTATCTTCGCCTTGGCATCGTATGCCTGGCTCCAAGGGTTTATCCTCTGTATTGAGTATTTGCCCTGACACATCTCTGACACACAGCCTTCTGCCTGCAAGTGTTCTGTACACTCGTCCATCATTACAAGGGTATCAGCAAGTCGCTCAATGAGTGCGCTGGCCTTCGCCTGCTGCCCTCTTGGAATATCCTTGTAGATTTCCGTAAATCTGCCTATGTACTCTTCTTTCATTCCAAAAATCTCCTTAAAGGGGTCATGCGACTTACCCCGTCCGGCTACAGAAAGGTTGGGGGCGCGGTACGGAGGCGATGAAAAAATTTCGAAGTCGAGGGGGGCATCAGCCGAGCGAGATCGGATTGCCCTCGTCATCGAATGCAAGCTCAGGAAGAACATTCTTGTGCTTGTTCTGTAATCTTCCATGCACACCCTTATGACACAAGCCACATAATGATATTAGGTTGTCTGCACCAGAGCTTATCATCTTATCGTTGATGTTCTCAGGTGTCAGGTGGACAATGTGATGCACTTCCTCAGCTGGTCTGCCACACTTTACGCACAGGTAATTGTCTCGGATCAGAATAGACTGCCGTACCTGTAACCACTCCTTTGAATGATAGAATTGTCTACTAAAATCTCTTGCCATAATTTAGAAAGGAGACCGCTCGCCTTATGTTCTCATCTTCTACGAGCTCAGCATAAACAGAAGATATAAGTTATTTGTGTTCCCATATGTCATGAAAGAAAGCATCAAAAAAGAGCAAGGTGTTATCCCTGCTCTCGCTTGCCCAGTGTATAGTTTATATTATATGCCGTCTGCAATCAACTGAAATGGTCTGCAAAGTTTTATTATTTGTTGAGAAGCTTCCC